GAAGCTTTTGTGATCATTGAATAAAGGCCTCTTTGATTCAATTTCTTCTTTGCACCAGTGAGATTCCCATTCAGCTTGCTCAAAATATTCAGGGTAGTCAAAATCACCGTTTTGAATCCTTTCAAGCAAAGGTTTGAAATGGTGGAGAGGTTTGTGTGTAGGAAAGCGTCTCCACCAATAGAATGGACTACGCTTACGATGCGTCGGTTTGGGGGGTATTCTCTTGGCCATAACGATTTTTTAATTCATCTCGTGTTAATCTAATTTCTTTTTTTAGGGAATCCACATCTTCTATGTCAGCTTCTCCTATTTTTTTAATTAGACCCATAACCTTATCAAGGTCCTCCATTAATTGATCTATATTAGGTTGTTTATCCATCGCAACTTAAACATTCGGCGGTTCGCGAACCGAGATCGCCTTTAATCACTGAATCGGTTCTTAGGTAATATAATGTCTTTACTCCCAATTTCCAAGCCTCTAAGTGACACTGATTAATCCATCTTGGAGAATCTGTAGGGTCGAATGAAAGATTAAGCGATTGGGTTTGATCGATATATTTTTGTCTGATTGCTGCTTGACGAACAAGTTCAAGTTGGTTTACTTCGCTAAATGTAAGGAAGATTTCTTTCTCATCTTCAGTAAGCACATCGTGTGGTAAATTTTGGACTGAACCATTGTCTGCGAGAATTTGATCCCAAACAGCATCTGTGTTTTTACCTTTTTCTTCTAATATTGTTTCAAGGGTTTTATTTTTAACAATAAATGTTCCTTTTGCACCATTGAAAGTGTAAATATTTGCAGGAATAGGTTCGATACCAGCTGAACAGCTATTTAAACGTGAATTTGAAACTGTAGGGGCAATTGCAAGTAAATGAGTATTTCTCATACCTGTACCTTTACACCACATAGGTTCGCCATATTCTTTAGCTAATTCTCTAGATGTTGCTTCAGCTTTATTTCTTAAATCACTAAAAATAGTGTGTGTCCAAGCTGTTGAAGCAATTGAATTGAATGGGAGGTTCTTTTGTTGTAAGAATGTGTGCCAACCCATTACACCTAAACCAAGTGCTCTACCTTTTTTAGCATGTCTATGGGTACGAATGAGTGAATCTTTACCGTTACTCTTATCTATAAATTCTTGCATGACTCCGTCGAGGAAACGGATCGCGGTTTCCACAACGTCAGTGTCTTTCCATTCGTCGTATTTTGCCAAATTAAGTGAGGAGAGACAACATATAAAGGAATGTTCTTCATCTGTGTGTAATGTAATTTCAGTACATATGTTGGTCATACTTACATCTAAGTTATTCATTGCATATGCTAACGGATTATCCTTATTAACATTGTCTTTAAACATGATGTAAGGTTCACCAGTTTCAACTCTGGTTTTTAAAATTTCAAGCCACAATTCCATCGCTTCAGAATCTCTGTCTTGTAAGCGACGCATAAATGAATCATCTACAACTACACATTGATGGAGGTTAAGGCATTGTCTGTTTGGGTCACCTTTTGGTCTGCGAATCTGCATAAACTCATTTATATCAATATGGTTAATATCTAAGTTTACAGATGCGGCTCCACGGCGAACTGAGCCTTGATTTGTAGCAATAATTGCTGAGTCATAGATTTTGCACCAAGGTACTACACCTTCAGATTTACCATTGCCTGAAATTGCTGTTCCTCTAGGTCTAATTCTTGAAACACTAATTCCAACTCCACCACCTAAAGCGGTAAGTTTCATAAGTTCAGCGTTAGTTAATCCAATTCCCCTAACGCTATCAGGTGTATCAATACCAAAACAAGAGATGGGAAGACCCCTATCGGTCCCAGTATTAGACAAAACGGGGGAAGCAAGGCCAATCCAACCATTCCAAATATATTTGAAGAACTTAGCTTCCAAATCTGGTCTATCAATCCTAAGGGAGATTGCTTTTGCGACCCTTCTATATGCTTTTCTTGGTGTTTCATCTGGTAATAAGTATCCTTTTGATATTGTGGCTACGCCAACTTCATCCATCCATTCAGGGAAGTCCTTTCCCGCAACCCACTGGGTTGTATCTGCTACTAAATTTCCGTCCATAGTTTAAAATATTGATTCGTCCCACTGCAAGTGGCCCTTGCTGTAGTTGGTTACTCGGTTTGCAAAGAAGTCAGTGTGTTGTTTTCCAGCTGAAAGGCTGTCGAACCACTTCATTCTTTTAAGTGCGTTTGGATCAATTCCATTAACTACTCCTTCGTAGCCAAGGTCACCCATTTTTGTATTAACTCTATTTTTAATAAAGCTAATTAAATCGTCTTTAGTACACCCTTCAAGGTCTCCCATCTCATAAACTTTATCAATAAAGTCAAGTTCAAGTTGAAGTGAAAGAAGCGCTGCTTCAGTTATTGCTGTCTTGAGCTCCGGAGTGTCGAGCTCAGGGTTTTCCTTGATAAGTGTTCTAAATAACCAGCATCCCGCTTCTGAGTGCATGCTTTCGTCTCTAATACTCCATTCAACAATCTGACCCACTCCCTTAAGCTTGTTTCGCAATTTGAAAGAGAGGAGTACGGCGAATGACGAAAATAAATTGACTCCTTCTGTGAAGGCTGAAAAGATTGCAAGAGATTTGGCGATTTCGTGCCAATCTTTTTCGCTATCAAAACTATCCCTAACTGACATAAGGTTCTCAATTTTTGCCATTGTAGTTTCGTCTTCGAGAAACTCGCTAAAGTCGTCAAGTCCAAGTTCTTCATTTAATAGTGAATATGCTTCGGCGTGAATTGTTTCCATAGCACCAAAAGTGGTCGCCATTGCTATGATTTCTGGCTTTCTAAACCATTTAGTCACTAATCCTGTCCAGTAGTCGTTTACTACTGTTTCAGTTTGTGCAAAACCTTTTAAAATAGAACCAATTATATTTTTTTCTGTTTCATTTAAGTTTTGTTTCCAATCATTAATATCACTCATCATTGGGACTTCTGTATGAATCCAGTGGGCTTGCTGTTGCTTTAGCCAATAGTCGAATGCTTCGGGATATTCGAATGGTTTGTAAACAATTCGTTCCTCTTTAAGGTTTTTCTTTGCCATTTTACTTTAAAATTTTTGTGAATGTAGCTATAAATACAGTATATACTGTTAAAAGTTAAAAATATTTTCAGCAGCCCTTTGGAGGTTTCTTCTTTCATTTCCTGTAAAACCGGCCCCGTCAGGACTGCTGTTCTCTTCATTATTTATTCGGTTGGTAAAATCAATTTTTCCAGTAGATGTATCCATAAGCGCGTTAAATGTCAAACCATCAGCGCCGTATCTATTTTTCATAATATGGAATCTACCAGTACCATTTTCTTTATCTTCAGTTTTGCGCGAAAGAGATATAGCAAAATCAGAAATCATAATTTTAGAATAGCTTTCTGCGATCTGATCTCCCTGAATTATGTTGTCTCTAGCGGCGGATCTGTTGCTCTGAGATGCGGTCCAAATTGGGATTTTTAACTCAGTAGCTAAACCTCTTAGCGAAGTATAAATGTCATCTAGTTTATCTCTTTTTTCTTTTCCGTTTCTAGTATACAAAAGATCCGCGTAATCTAACACGATAAGGTCAGGTTCAATACCTTGGCCGCGGCACTTATCTACATGCGCTAATATCGTATTTACGTTGGCTTTACCCGCTGGATATTGCTTAATATACAACTTTCCTCTTATGTTTCCTAATTCTTCTTTAACAGTAGATTTATGGATTTTAATTTCATTTACTGGTATTTCAGTAAAGAAAGCGTCATATCTCTGTCCTACATACATGTCGGAAAGTTCGAGGGTATAATGCAAAACTGTGTAACCTAATTTGACAGCATGGCCACCTAATGCAACAAGTGCCCACGATTTACCACCACCAGGATTACCAACAAGCAAACCTAAATCGCCTGTCCCTAACCCACCACTTAACAGACTGTTAATTTCATTCCAAGGGGTTTCAATGGTATTTCTAGCTTCTTCTTGATAACGGGCTTCAATCTCATCCATATAATCGTGGCCAAGATTTTTTTCTACACCTGCTTTAAGTGCATTGTCAATAAGTCTACGAATGTCTTCATAATTTCCTATTTCAAGTAGGTCAACTGAAGAAAGTAAGGCAGATTTAAGTGTTTGGTTTCTACAAAAATCAAGGAATGTTTGTTTTACAAAATCAAGATCTTGTGATTTAGTAGATTTAAATGTTTCTTTAAGTTGTTCTTTTACGGCAACTTGTTGGATTTCATTTTTAATTTTTTCTACTTCAACCTTAAACACCTCCATTGTAGGGGTAGTTCTAAACTCATTAAAATACTCTAGAGTCTTACCTACAATCCACTTATTTGCTTCGTTATCAAAAAAATCAGGCGATACAATATCCGCTACTTGTTGTAAAAACTCTCTGTCTTTAACAAGTGTAGATAGTACCTTGACCTGAAAATTGTGGCCGTACTGTTCTAACTTACTCATGTGTTAATTTTGCAAGATTATTTAGTTTGAGGAAATGTTCCTTTAACCAGATATCTGGGTTTTGTAAATTAGTCCCCATATAATCTTCGTTATATAACATAATAAAATCATTTCGGTGGAGCAAATTTGTTGGGCGAGAAGCTAAATCACTTATTTGAATTTTTAATTGCCCAGACATAATCGGGTCTTTAAGTGACATCATCTTTTCGTTTATTTCCAACGTTTCTCTGTTTTCAACGATTCGCTTATGCATTAAACTGTCTTGTGTTGATGCGTAGTGTATAAGGTAATCTAAGTTCATTTCCATCCTAGTAATTTCAGGGATGACTTTAGTTACTTTTTTAGGACCTAAACCTTTAATACCCTCAAGGTTATCTGATTTATCTCCCATTAAACACTTGTACATCAAAAAATTGTGAGCTGGTATCCCATATTCAGTGAATATTTGTTCTTTTGTATAGTATTTTTTCTTATTTGGTGACCAAACTACAATTCGATCATTTACTAACTGTAAAAAATCTTGGTCAGCAGACATGATAATTACTTCGTTTTCTAGCACATTTTGTGCGATATAAGCGATTACATCGTCTGCTTCAACATTGTCCACGCTGTAAACATCAATTGGAAGTAACTCAAGGTAACTAAGTAGTCTTCTAAATTGGATCTTCATTGCTTCTTTTTCATCCTGTAATGAGTTAAAAGCATCAAATTTGGTTACACGTTTAGGGATCCTGTTTGATTTGTAGTCTGGGTTGATTTTTCTTCGTCTTTTACTACCTCCGGCTCCATCATAAACAACAACTACCCTAGTTGGCTCCATTTGCCTAATAGCAAGTGCAAGGGATTTCATAAAACCCATAATACCACCTACAGGAACACCTTTTTCATTTAGTGCACCATTTACGGCAAATGCTCTTAGGAATATGTTTAGTCCGTCAATGAGAAGCACCCTGTCATTAGGGTGCTTCTCTTCCTGGGATATGTTATTTAAGATATCTTCGAAATTACTCATTTTCAGTTATGGTTTCTTCGGGGTCACGATCTAGACCATCCTCTTTTTCGTGACGATACTTCATAATGTACTTATCACAAAGGGCTTCATACAATTCTTCTTTAGCAGTAGGATGACTTTCTAGTAGATCACCAAATTCCTTAGCTAGGAACTTATGTTCTTCTCCATCAGCAGTGGTATAGCTATACCATGCTCCTCCTTGCTTTACAATCTTGTACTCTTTAAGCAATTTTAGGGTACCATAAATGTCGTCAATCCCGGAATCGTAAAAGACGTTATAACGAACTTTTCGGTTAGGTGGGCCTAGGCGGTTTTTAACAACTACACATTCAACTTCCTGTCCAACTATTTCTTCCACACCATTAACTTTCTCTTTAATCTTGCCTACTCCTTTGAGTCGCAAACGAACTGAGGCGTGGAACTGAAGCGCTTTACCTCCTGACGTTGTGTATTGATCCCCAAACGGCATCGCGTTTAGTTTTTGACGTAACTGATTAGTAAATACACACAGGATTTTCTGCTTACCAATCAAATTGGTAATTTTGCGCATCGATTTAGACATGATGATTGCTTTAGCAGTAGCATAACCATCTTTTTCATAGTCGGCAGCAGACTCAATTTTCGTGGTTGCGGCGGCTACAGAGTCTACTACAATAGTCACTAGCTTATCTTTGTTCTTTTCGCGAATTTTTACGATGATATCTTCCATTGCTTCAAAAACATCCTCAATTGTATCAAGTGGGATGTAAAGCATCTTATCAACATCAACTCCTATGGCGGTTAAGAACTGTGCATCTAGTGCTGATTCAGTATCAATGTATATTGCCACACCGTCTTGCTTTTGTGTAGAAGCAATTACGTGAGCTGCAAGGAGGGATTTACCGCTTTGTTCTAGGCCCGTAATCTCAACAATTTTACTAACAGGCAAACCCCCGTTTGGTCTGTTAGAGATCGCCAGATCCAAAGGTGTGCATCCAGTAGATACCCACGATGTAACATCTGTAGGCGATTCTTCCCCTCCATTGAGGAAATACGCGACTTGGTTGTATTCTTTACTGAACTTTTTATTTAGCGAAGTTGCTAGTTCGTCAGTAAGACTTCCCCCATCCAGGGCCATATTGTTGGATCTTTTAGCCATATTAACCGAATAAATCGTCTATTTTAGAATCGAGGTCAACCTTTTCTTTTGCAGGGGTTGTAGCCTCTACTGTTTCCTGCTCTTCACTTGGTGCCAAGTACTTTTGAAGTGATTCCTTCATTTCATCGAATGAGTACTTGTTAAACAACTCAGTAACATTCTTCTGATTTTCGAGGAATGACTCAATAGTTTCAGCACTATCTGCAAGTGGAGTCTGAACTGGCTTAACACGAACAGTAGTTGTGTCGTACATTTTACCGGTTTCAGCTGCTGGGATTACTTCAACGGTAATATCTCTACCGGCTGCAATGTCGGTAATGTCACCGTAATCTTCATCCATCATAACTCCAAGGAGTTCTTGGTAAACCATCTTACCAAATTCCCAGAAACGTACACCTTTGTCTTCCTCACCTCTAACAATTACAGGTGCAAACGTACGCATTTTGGGGTAAAGCTTTTTCGCCAATGCCATATTGTCTGGATCATTGGACTTACGTAATTGTGATGCAAACTCCAAAATTGGGTCAGACTCGTCAAAGTTTGAGAGTGACATCATTCTAGGTTTGTCAATGCCGAAGTAGAAATACAATTCAGTGAATGGTACTTCTTTGTTGTGCTTATAGGGCACAATACGAATAACTGATTTCTCACCGCTAGGTGGTTTCCAAAAGTTTGACTTGTAGTCACTTTTGCTCTTGCCGTTGGACTTGTTTTGCAAGCGGTCCATGCGCTTTCGAATTTCGTCTAGATTCATGACCTTTTAATTTTGGGTAAATATAATAACCCAGGTCAACGAATCCAAATTTTACCAGAAGGCTTTTTACTCTACTTCAATAATTGTTTTTAGACGTGTTCTAACCTTTTTAAACCCACCAGGGCGAGTCAAAAGAAGGCTGTTGCGGAATTTACTCCAATCAACTTGATACGTAGTATCTAAAATACCATTATTTAGGTATCTTATTACTTCGTTTAAAGCATTTATAGTGTATAAAGTATTGGTTTGTTTTTTCCTGTGTACAAGTATAGTATTTGGTAGTTGTAGGTTATAAACTGGTCCGTCAATATTATAAGTTAACATTGTTTTATCGTCATCTAAGGCAACTAGAACAAAAATCTTGTTAAATAATATATCGTGCTCCTCAAGAATTCTATCTACAACTTCATCAACACCCTCGTCTTGAAGAAAAGTGCAGTAAAGTTTATTGTTCATTTTGTATTATTGTAGTATTCTACAATAAATATCAAAGGGCTTTAAGAGAAGAGTATGTGGTGCCTCGCTTTATTTTAATAGGAAAATCAGACGAAACTACTGATTTAATCGCCTGAAGTGTTTCTTTCCCATCTTCGATCGCAAAATCTACCAATATAGAGTCATACACATATAAGATGATTTTACTCTTTTTACCTTCAAGTACCTGGTATAACCTTGACAACATTGTAAAGTTATACTCCGTCTCAAACGCTTGGATATAGTAGTTAAATAACTTTTG